AGCGTTGGCGTAACACTGAGCTGGACCCGATGAGCGGTCGACTGCTGGACTTCGATCCGCTGACCGGGATTAGCACGGTCATGCATCAGGAAGAGGAGCGGACGGTCTTCGAGACGATCCACGACGTCGAGCCGATCCTCGAAGCGAACAAGCTGTTCATGAACGATGTCGATGAGCGCGCTCGCTACGGCGAGATGGACCGTGTCGCATCGATCCCGCTGGACATCTACCTCGAGCTCGACCGGAAGGGTATCGCAAAGGATCCCGTTGCCTTCAAGCGCTGGCTGGACGACCCGGACAATCGGGCCTTTCGGACACGCCCAGGAAGGCTGTCGCGCTAAGTGGCGATCTCCAACTACTCAGAGCTCCAGACGGCCGTTGGCAACTGGCTCAATCGGTCGGACCTGTCCACCCGGATCCCAGAGTTCATCGCCCTGGCCGAGGCCGATATGCGTCGCGTCCTGCGCGATCAGGTAACCCGAGCTGCGTTCATACTCACGTCGGATGCGGTGGCGCTCCCGGCGACGGCCGATGAAGTGCGCTCTCTCCGGTTCAACGACAGCACCCGCAAGTATCCGCTGACCCAGGTCACCCACGAGACGCTGGCTGGCCTGCGGCGCTCAGGTTCTGGGGTTCCGCACTACTTCTCCGTGCTAGCCGGGAGTGTCCTGTTGGATGTGACTCCGGTCAGCAACTACACCATGGAGATCGTCTACTACACGAAGCTGGTCCCGCTGGCGACTGCATCAACCAATGCCACGCTCACCGAGTCGCCGGACATCTACCTCTTCGGTGCTCTGAAGGAAGCTGCTCCATACCTCGAGCACGATGAGCGCAATCCTATGTGGTCCCAGAAGTATCAGAAGGCCGTCGATGACGAGAACGTCGCGCGAGAGCGCGCTGAGCTAGGTGCCGCCCCGGCAATCGTTCGACTGCCGATCAACTTCGGATAACTACTATGGAAATCCCCCTGCTGTTGCTCGCGATACTGACGGAAGACGTCCCAAACATTTACTCCGTGTGGATCGCACTGATCACCGTCGCGACGCCCATCGTTGGCGCCATCATCTTCTGGGTCATCCAGCGTAAGCTGGGAGAGATCCACACCCTGGTGAACGGGAATCTGCACACGGCGCTTCGCAAGGTGGATGAGCTCCGCGCCAAACTCTCCGTCAACGGCATCGATCCAGACGCGTGAACGACTTCGGCCTAACGCCGGAGCTCGTCGCTCTGGTGAAGAAGGAAGAGGGCTGGCGCGCGGACCCGTACATCTGCCCGGCAGGATACCCGACGATTGGTTGGGGCCATCGGATCCCGAGTATGGACCACCCATCGATCACCCCGCTCGAAGGTGAGCGCTTGCTGTGGATCGATCTCCGCTTCCACCGCGATGCCGCGCTGCGCCTCTCGCCCAACCTGGCGAACGAGCCGGAGCGTCGTCTCGCCGCGATCACCGATTTCTGCTACAACCTGGGGCCGACCGCGTACGCCAAGTCCGGCCTCCGTGTAAACGTCAACGCGAGCAAGTGGAAGATGGCCGGGGTGCAGATGCGTCGCTGGGTTCACGCGCGCGACCCGCGCACCGGGAAGATGCGCCGCCTGGCCGGGCTCGTCGCCCGTAGAGAAGTGGCAGCGAAGTGGCTTGAGGAGAACTGATGCCCGAGACTTTGACCCCACTGCAGATCCCACCGGGGTTCGTGAGAAACGGAACCCTGCGAGACCGTGCAGGTCGATGGATCAACGGCAATCTGGTTCGATTCTCCGGTGGAGTACCAAAGCCCTGGGGGTCGTGGTCCGCGATTACAACTACTGCCGTCCCGCCTGGAGGCGTACCCGCAGCCGCGTATGCCTGGTTCTCAGCGCCCCACGCCACAGTCTACGTCGCGGTCGCCACTACGGGAGCCTCGCCCAAGCTGTATGTCATCAAGCGGAGTATCACAAACGAAACGCATACCCTGACGAACATCACCCCCGCCAGCGGCTTTGGTGTTGGTGGGGCAGAGACCTTTGGGTACGCGTTTGCCAACTACGGGCAGAAGTTGCTAGTCACATCCACCAGCATTGTGGCTAGTCCCATCTTTGTCTGGGATCCCGTTGTCGGCGGCCTCGCTACGAGCCTGACTGCTGACAACGAAGCAATCGGCCATGGGGTGTTTGTTAGCCCCGAGCGGTACGTGATGAATCTCTTTAGTGGTCAGGACGTCAACTGGGCCGATCAGAATAACATCGCGGAGTGGACGCCGCTGAGCACCAACACCGCTGGCGGACTTACGCTGCCCTCCGACTCTAACACAGTAGTGGGTCAAGCCGTGGGCGCGCAGACTCTCGTCTGGACACATGAAGACCTCTGGGTGCTCAACTATCTGGGCGGGGATCTGATCTACGGGGCCGAGCGAGCCGGGAGCAAATGCGGTGTGGTGGGATCCGGGTGCGTCTCTGTCGAGGGTAGCACCGCGCGGTGGATGGGCTCGAACGGGTTCTTCGAGTACGATGGGTATGTCCGTCCCCTCGAGTGCCCGGTCAGTGACTACGTGTTCGGTGACATGAACCGTGTCTACGGACATCGGTTCTTTCAGGTCACCCTGCCGGAGCAGAACGAGATCATCTGGTTCTATCTCTCGTCCGGGCAGAACAACACGCCCAACCGGTACGTAAGCTACAACTACGCGGAGAACGTGTGGGCTACTGGCGACCTGGCTCGTGCTGCGGGCGTCTCCAGCTGGCCCGCCAATATCATCGCGACCGGGTCACCGACCACCAACGTGCCGCTGCTGTTCGACCCCAACGGAACGACCATATACCGGCATGAGAACACAGTCGCTGCAACAGGGGCCTTCATCGAGAGTGGCCCAATCGAGCTGGGCGCAGGCGACCAGATCATGCGGATCCAGAAGCTGATCCCAGACGGCGCCATTGCTGGTGATGACGTCACCCTGTTCACCGGCACCTGGCCGGGGGTAGCCGAGAGCTCGACAACGAGCGCGGTCCCTGTGGGGCTCGGGCCGATAGATGTTCGGCTGAATGCGCGCTACGTGCGATACAAGCAGACCCTGGAGAACATCTCGTCTCGAGTTGGGATCCCTAGACTGGGTATGATCCCGAGCTCCAGACGTTGAACACTATTCTCCCGCCAGCGCCCAGGCAGTACGACCAGAACGATCAGACTCAGCTTCGTCGAGTGCTCATGCGGGCGCTGAAAGAGATCGAGCAGCGCCTACGCGCCCTGGAGAGCGCATGATCACCCTCGACGAGGCTAGGCCTTTCCTTGAGAAGGCATTATCTTTAGCGGGTGACACGCACTCCTTCGAGGACGTGCGGAAGGGCATCGAAGAGGACAAACTCCAGTTCTGGCCGGGCATCAACTCGGCCATCATTACCGAAATCATAGAGTACCCGCAAAAGCGGACTCTGCACTGCTTCCTCGCTGGCGGCAACCTCGCCGAGCTGGAAGTCATGTACCCCATGGTCGAAGCGTGGGGACGAGAGAAGGGCTGTGTATTTGCGAGTACCTACGGCCGCCCAGGCTGGGAACGCACTTTCCTCAAACGCGAGGGGTGGACACCGAGAACAGTAGTGATGACGAAGGAGCTGTAACGCAATGGCGGGCGGCGGACCAAAAGAGCAGGTCGTAACTAACAAGCTGGATCCTGCAACAGAGCGGTGGAACGAAGAGATCCGTAACCGGACTCGAGGCGTCTCCAACCAGCCGTACACCCCTTACACCGGCCAGACCGTAGCGGGCGCAGACCCGCGCAGCATCCACGGTGCAGGCGGGATGTCGGGGATGCCGAACCAGTTTGAACATATCGGGAACCAGGCGATGTACGGCGACCGACCGAACACGCAGCCGTACGAGCAGGCTGGTGCCATCGGCGCGAGCGCGCTGGGGGGCGACCAGGCGGCAACCGACCGGTTGATGAATCCGTACATGAAGAACGTCGTCGGCGCGATGGGCACCGAATACGACCGGATGCGGGACAAGGCAACCATGGGTGCGAACGATCAGGCCACCCAGGGCGGGGCCTTCGGTGGATCGCGTCACGCTCTGATGACGGGTGAGCGTCTCGGTGCAATCGACCGCGCGCAGGGCTCAGAGATGGCGGGGCTGCTCCACGGTGGATTCAACGACGCGATGAGCCGCGCGGGATCTGCTGCAGGCATGGGGTTGAGCGCGAACGATATGCGCTCGCGTCACGGGCTGGGCGCAGCCGGGCTCGGCCTGGATGCGGGTCGGGCACAGATGGACGCCTACGGCCAGGAGTTTGGTATGGGCGATTACTTCCGTGGAATCAACCAGCAGGGCCTCGACGACAAGCGCGGTCAGTTTAACGAGCAGCGTGACTGGGGCCTGCGTGGGCTCGACATCATGCGAGGGACGAGTCTGCCGTACGGGACATCGCAGTCGCAGCCGATGACCAGGGGTAACAGGTTTGGCTCTATGGCTGGTGGCGCGGCCAGTGGGTTCGCGCTCGGTGGTCCTATCGGAGCCGGGATTGGTGGTCTGGGAGGGCTGCTCTTCGGATGATGAATCTACTGGGTATCAGGCAGGGCGAGTGGGGCTCTCCCATCAATAAGCAGAAGATGCTGCAGGACGCGATCCTGTCGAAGCTGATGCCTCAGAGCCCAGCGTCGATCAACCCACAGATGGGGCCGATCAACACCGCGAAGGTGAAGGGTCCGAGCATCTGGGATAAGGTCGGGAACAATCTCGCCGGGCTCTCGGGGGACGCCGAAGGGCTGCTCTCCGACGACGACATGAAGTCCGCCCGCACGCAGGGGCTGCTGAGCATGGGCGCGAGCCTCCTCGCCGACTCTGGTCCGAAGCTGGCCTCAGAGTACGTGAGCCCGATGGCCTCGATAGGTAAGGCGATCCAGGCCGGGCAGGGCGCTGGGCAGCAGGCGATGGGCAACAAGATGAACGTGATGCAGATGCAGTCTGCGAAGGCTGGCCTCGAGGGTCAGCAGCTCGAGCTCGAGCAGGCCAAGAAACTCGACGCGAGCCGGAAGGCCGTCGTCGCGAAGTACCCGATGCCGCCACAGTCCGACCCGATGGCGATGGCGAAGTGGATCGATCAGGTGCTCCCGCACTTCATCGAGATGTCGGACGAGGAGACGGTCGCGCGTCTGTCGGAGATTCGGAAGAGTCTCCAGAGCAACGTCGCGAAGAAGTCTCCGCAGGAGATCCGTGTTGGTAACGAGGTCATCCTCCGCGACCCGGACACGGGGGCAGAGGTTGCGCGCTACCCGATCAAGCCGTCACCGAAGGATCCGAACGCGCCCGACCACGCTGCTGAAGCGAACAAGCAGCGGATGTTCACCCGTGAGCAGCAGCTCGGCGACGACTTCAACAAGGACACAAAGACCCAGCGCGAGATGGCAGTGAAGCTGCGCGGGGCGATTGGTGAGCGGGATGCCGCGATGGCCGGAGACGGTGCAGCGCAGATCAACATCCTGTACGCATTCGTCAACTCGATGGATCCGGCGTCGGCCGTACGTGAAGGCGAGATCGGGCTGGCGAAGGCCGCAGCTCCAATCTGGTCGCTGGCCCAGGCGCAGTTTGACAAGTACCTGAACAACGAGAGCGTCACGATCCCGCCGGATCTCGTGAAGCGCATGACCGCACTGATGGAGCGTCGCGTCACCAGCTGGTCGCACTACATCGACGAGCGAGCCGATTACTACGGTGAGCGCGGGCAGCGGTGGGGTCTCGATACGACCGGCCTGTTCCCCGGCCTCCCACGAGCCGACAAGTCACTGTTCCCACCGAAGGGGAAGTAATGGATACCGAAGAGCTGGTCGCACACGCACGCAAGATGGGCTACTCCGATGAGGAGATTCAGGCCCGTCTCGCGTCCGTGGGTGTGAGTTGGTCACCACCGGCCGAGCCGTTCCACCCGCCTATGGCGCGCCCTGGAGCTCCAGCAGCTCGCCCACCGCTCGAGCAGCCGCCCCAGGCTGAGTACCCTGGTGCGGTCCTGGGGAAGATGCTGGCCCCCGCTATGCCGTCAGTGATGCAGGGCGCCACGGCGAACCTGGCCGGTATGGCAGCGCCGAAGATCAAGGAAGAGGCTGAGGCCTTCAGGGGCGAGCACCCAGCTCTCGGTCCAGCGGCAGAGCTCGGTGGAGCGCTCGCTACGGCCCCCCTGTGGCCTGCCAAGGCGGGTCTTGCCTTGCGGGGCGCGCTGGGTGCGGGTGCAGCGGGTGTCTCGAGCGTAGCGGGTGGTGAAGGGCCGATGAAGGAACGGCTGAAAGATGCCGCACTCCCAGCAGCTGCTGGTGGCCTGGCAGGTCTCGTGCTACCTGCAGCACTCAACAAGGTCGGCAGGGTCGCCAAGCGTGCAGCTCAACCGTTCAAGAGCGCCACGAGCCACGTAGCGGACGGTGCAGGCCCGCTCCTGGGAGATGATGCAGCTGCAGCTATCGCGCGCCAGGAGGCGCTGGCACCAGGCACAGCGACGCCGGTCAGTGTAACGCCCGGCATGGCGCAGTCGACGCGCGTCATCGGCGCCAACGCGCCGGTAGCTCGAGAGGCGCAGAAGGCGGCAGACGGTCGCCTCGAGAAGATCCAGTCCGCGATGGAAGGGATGAGCCCACAGTATGAGGCTCTCCTGGGTAAGGCACGCGGGCCACTTGATCTCGGTAAGGTGAACATCCGTCCGGTGATCATCAAGAACGGTCTGTGGCCGGGTGATGAGACCATCGAGCTCACCGCTGTCCAGGCTCTCCGCAATGCTGTGCGGGGCAAGATGGATGTGCTGCGTGTCGCTGTACGTCAGGGAAAGGGCGGGGGGCCGAAGCTGCACCAGCTCGGGAAGGACTTCGACAAGCTGACCAGCTGGCTCAAGGAGCAGGTGCCTGACATCGCGAAGCTGGACGCCGACTATGGTGTCCTGGCTCGAGCTCGTCGCGCAGAGGAGAAGGTCATCAAGCACATCGGGCAGTCGCGCTCAGCCTACGGCTCGAGCCGCGTCGCGGGGATGGAGCCAGGATCTCCTGGCGCCTCGCTCCCGAGCAAGTCCAATATGCTCGGCCGGATGTTCGGCCCTGACCGGTCTCGGCTAGCCGAAGAGGCGAACCGGCTCCTACTGCAGCCTGGTCAGATCCCGATAGAGCTCCTGCGAGCTCGGATGCGCCAGGCCAAACCGTACCAGCCGGGGCTACTCGCGCCCTTTGCTATTGGTGAACAGGCCGGAGCGTCGAGCCTCTTCGACTAGATCGTGCCATGTCTCGATCAGGACGGCGCACACGAACGGCAGTACAACGAAGACGGCGAGCAGGGCAGCAACGATAGTCAGGAACAGTAGCAGCATGGCTTCCTCCTTTACGGGGGAAGCTATCCTCACAAACTGGAGGTACGCAATAGGAACCCGCTGAATGCTCGACCGGCTGCCCGACTGGATGAAAGAGGCTGCACTTCGGAGCCAGCTCCCCGCCTGGATGCAGGATCCCCCACCAAAGCGCGAAGTATCAGACGCGACGCGCGTCGGCCCACCGAAGGTGCATCTCCCTAAGTCACCCGTCCTCTCCCTTCCCAACGCGCCGATCTCTCCTGAGATGGCCCGCAGGATCAAGGTGGGAGACAATCGCCGTGGTGTGCGCTCTGCACTTGAGGCTGGTCAGAACCTGCCCAGTGTCGTGGGTGACGTCAGCTCAGGGCTCACTGCCGTGCTGGACGTGCTCGAGGGAGACTACGCGGGAGCTGCACTCAACAGCGTAGGTATGTTGCCGTTCATCGCTGGAGCTGGGTCGATCAAGAAGGTCGGCAAGCGAGCTGCGAAGAACACCGGCAAGGCCGCACTCGCTGGAGTAGACTTCCGCAGCGTCTCTCCCGAAGAGGCGCTCGAGATGGCGCGCAGGGGCGAGCACCTACGGCAGATGCCCGATGGTCAGTATGTCGGAGCTCCGGCGGGCACCAACAGTGGCGCCCAGCTGGGAGCTCGCAGGCGCTCGTTCGACGAGCTCGTAGAGGGTGGAGAGAAGGGTCTCGACTGGTATCCTCGAGCTCGTGGCGCGGTCGAAGAGATGGCCGGGCCGGATGTCGCCAAGCAGCAGATGACCGCGCGGAGCCTTGGCAACTTCAGCTCGCAGGCGAACCCCGAGACCAATCTCGGGTTCCATCTCCAGGCGCACAACGCGTACGAGGCCGGGGCTCCGCGCAAGATCGTCCGCACCGGCATCCAGGCCAAGAAGTACAACCAGGCGCGCGACACCGGGACGAAGATCAAGCTTGGACCGAAGCAGGAGCCGTACGTCAACAAGTTTGACCCGACACAGGATCCGAACCACATCCCGACGAACGACATTTGGCACGGTCGCTCGTGGGGGTTTAAGAACCCCGATGGGTCTCCCTGGAGCTCGGGCTACAGCGGCTCTCAGCACACCTGGCTGGACGGAGAGACCATCCTGGCCGCCGACCGTGCGAACAGGAAGAAGCTTCTGGGACACGACACATGGAACGCGTCGAGTGTGCAGGCCGCACCCTGGGTCTACCTCAAGGGCATCGACCTGCACCGGAAGAACCCCAAGAAATTCCCAACGCTGCAGGATGGTGTTGCAGAGGCCGCCAAGTCCTATGGTGACGCGCTGCCGAAGCACACTGCGTTCGGTACGCATGAGCAGATCCCAGGAGCCGGGACTGATCACCTGCCGGGGCTTTTGGAATCCCCGATGGATGAGCGTGCAGCGTTCAGCAATGACCCACGCTCGCTGTGGAGCGACGAGTCAGGGCGTGACGTTCTGTACGACGCAGCGGGTCTGCATCAGAGAACGGTCAACGACGCATCGGGATACTTCACTCCAGCAGGCGGCACGCCAGAGATCAACCCCGCGAAGGCCTCGCGTCCGTTGGTAGCGCTCAGCAAGGATGCCGGGGGTGCGACTGTGGATCCAATCGACCAGTCGATGCTCAATAAGGTTGAAGGCACGCGTGCGTATCTCGACGCTCAGAACATGGGCGCGTGGCATAAGAACATCTTCGGGGACAAGGCCAAGGTGGGCGCCAGCACTTCGGTGCGGGT